GAGGAATACTTGACCACAGTTCTTACCTTTAAATTCTTCACGCCAATGTTCTAGATCACAACCAGAATAGATTAACATATCTCCTGGTTCAAGGTCAACTTTAATTCCAGCTTGACCTTGTTTACCTGTTGGGTCTAGATAGATTGACCATGGATCACCACCTAGATTTAATGTTGTTGATATTTCACAAGAGTATCTATCTTTGTGTCTAGCTAACACATCTCCTTTTTTATAAATTCTAGCATATGCATATGTAGGAGATAGTTTTAAACTTGTATGTTTTTCCATAACAGGTTTTACTTGTTCTAATAAAGTTTCCATTGCAATGTCACTATAATGTGAATAAGTGTTTGGAACTTGTTCATCATTCCATACTCCAAAGTATTCTGTAAAAGGTGATATATATTTTTGATCAAATAAAAATCTTGCAACTTTTCTTTTGTTTAAAAAATAATTATATACAAAATTAGCTATCTCTGGTGAGATTGCATTTTTTAAAACAGAGTATTTATTTTTTTGGAACGCCGATTTTTTTAATGACATTTTTACCTTTCAATTGCATTTTAGATTTTAAAAAATTATCTATAAAATTTGGTTTAGTTTTAAAAGGACTAGATTCTAATATAGTTTTAATAAAAGCTTTTTTCATATCTTTATTTTGCATTTAATACTCCCTTTGGTATTGCTTGACAATTCCAATGTATAAATCTAAATGGCTCATATCCCATATCTACTACATATTGATGAGGCATATAAGATGGAAAAAACATTGTTCTTCCTGGTTGTACTTTATAATGTATTGCCGATGATGCATAAGTTACTTTTGTCTTATCTGCTTCTGGTAAAAGATTCATAATATTACCTGGTCTAGGGTCTTCAAATAATGGCATGGACGTAGCTTCACTTGCTTTTAAAAAATAAAAACCAGATATGTGACCATTCCAATGTGTGTGTAATGTGTGATGACCAGCACCTTTTTTAGCAAACTCTTGTACCCACATTTCTGTAATAAATAATTGATAATTAGTCATATCAAAACCCATTTCAACCAATAGATTATGTGCAGTTGCTCCTACATAATCTTGTAATTTTTTAAACTTAGGATCACTAATTAATGATGTTGAATGAAACACGTGTCCCATATCTCCTTTGTTACCAAACTTTTTATTTCGTTTATCTATTGTTTCTTTTAAATTTTTCTTTGCTGCTTCTATGTAAGAGTCTGATGCATTATTTAATTCATTAACAAAACCAGGTTCATCACCATACCATATAGGAGACGGAAATATGTCTTCCCTTTGTAATTGCTGTGGAAACATTAATTCTTGTTTTGTTTTTTTACTTTTTTTCTTTTTCATATTTCTCCTATTTATAAGGCCATCCTAAATTCCAAATAACCAAACTGTTTCTTTCTCCACTTTTTACTGGACATACTCTATGCCATACAAAACCAGGAAATACAACTAAAGATCCTTTAGGTAATATTTCTTTGCACTTGTGTATATTAGGTTTTTTATCAGGATCTTTATTTCTAAAATCAAATTCTAATTCACCACCTTTATAATTTTTAGGATCAGATAATGTAACGGTTACAGATAATTTTCTAATTTTGCCATTTGATGGATCGTCTTGTTCTCTTCGATAAGGTTGATCCCAACCATCACAATGCCAATCATAAAACTGACCCTTTTTATATTTTGTAAATTGGCAAGCTTCACTAAAATCCCATTGAAAATTCCAACCAGCATTTTGATTTGCAGTATGAATATAAGGTTGAATTTCTTTATAAACCCATCTATCATTCATCCAAACAATATTAGAATCTCTTTTCTTTTTTAAATCTTTAAGTTGTTTTTGATTTAATTTTTGATCACCATAACCACCAGTCACTGCCATTTGTTCTTGCATTTGATGACCATACTTTACAATGTCATCGCAAATACGTTCTGGAATAACTGATTTAAAATACCAATAATAGTTTGCAAGGTTCATATGTCTTTATAAAACTTTTAATGTAACTTCTGAGTCATTGCAACCAAATTTACCTGTAGGCATAATATTGAAAGCTAAAGAAACCCTGTCTGTTTTAGAATTATTTTTTGAAATAACATGATATGACTCACTTGGAAAAAACAACAATAAATTTTCTTTTACTTTAAATCCCCACTCTACAGAATTATAGCAGTTTTCAATGCTTGGTGGTATATAGAAATTTTTATTACTATAATCCCTAAATTTTATGTTCCCACCATTTTCAGGAGTTTTTAAATAATAAACCCCACTATAAAAAGAATTTTGGTGATTGTGATAAATACCTTCGTTACCGCTATTACTTACAGCCAGCCAAGAAGTAGTTATATCAAAGTTACATTTTTCATATTTTAAAACAGAGTTTTTAAAAGAATTGAATTCTTTTAATAAATTATCTTTTAACAGTTTAAATTTTTTATTTTTTAACAAATGCTTATTGTTAGTAGCTTTTGTAATGTTATTACTTTTACTAATATTTTTTAAGCTAAACTTTTTAAAATCACTTATAAACTTATTTAATTCTTTTTTTGAAAAATTTAATTTTGTTTCAAAAATAACTTTAGAAAAAAGTTGATGTATATATGTATGCATATGTCTTTATACATATATTTTATCTCAATTTAAAAAAAGAGTAAAGAAAATTAATTATGAAAAAGTAATTGTTCCAGTATTTTTAAATGTAGCAACTTTTGTACTTCCTGGTGCACATGTAATAGCATTACAACTTCCTGTAACTGTTCCTGTAACTGCAGTTGGGTATCTAAGAATTACAATTCCTGAACCACCATTTCCAGCAGATCCTGCACCAGGTTGAACACCTGTGTCTTTACCACCTGCACCTCCACCACCTCCAGTGTTAGCAGCACCAGCTTCTCCATTTACTCCAGAGTGACCAGGAGCATTTGCTGTTCTAGGATACCATGGATTAGGTGGACCACCTCTACAAGCAGAAGCACATCCTCCACCACCATATCCTCCTATACCCGCTCTTATAGGTGGTTTACTATCATATGATCCTTGAGCACCACCACCTCCACCACCACCAAAGTATCTTAAAGATCCACATGGTCCTGGAGTTCCAACACCTGGACTAGGATTAATTGCTGATCCAACACCAATACCTCCATCACCACCATGAAGTGGAGTAGGTGAACTACCACCAGATAATACGTTAAAGTTTCCACCAACACCTCCGGCACCACCACCTCCACCACCACCGTAGTGTGAAGTAGGTCCGTTGTCATTAAATCCACCACCACCTGAAGGATTACCTTGAGGAGGAGAAACGGGTGGCGTATTTCCTAAACCTTTTGTAGATGCAGGGAATACAGAGTATGTTGAAGGGTTTGATCCAAAAGGATTTGGATAAGAACCGTTATAGTTAGGTCCACCTCCAGATCCACCATTACCTGCGGGTGGAGCTAAACCAGGTCCTACTGGTGCACCAAAAGCTGCACCTCCACCTGTTGAGGTTATTGAATCAAAACTTGAATCACTACCTCTAGCCTGTCCGGATCCACCAGCGCCTACTACCACATCGTAAACTTCTTTAGTTGTAATTTGCTCTAAACCACTACCTTGTAAAGGAGAAGGTCCAAATCCAGAAGCTCTGTAACCTCCAGCTCCACCACCACCACCAACAGCAGATCCTACACTACCACCTCCGCCACCAGCCATTACTAAATAATTTACGGTAATACCTAATGCTGTACTTCCATCAGGCCATGTTCCTTGTGTTCTGGCTTGAAATTGACTTTGCATTGACCACACACCACTTGCTTTACTTAATTCTTTTACGACCACTATTCCTGATCCGCCTGAAGCTCCATTAGAAGTTCCACCAGAACCTCCTCCTCCGCCGCCAGTATTTACAGTTCCAGCAGTTCCAGCTCCTCCATTTGCTGCAGCTCCACCACCACCAGCTCCACCGGCTCCTGCACTTATTGGAGCTAACGCTCCGCCACCCCCACCACCAGAGTAAGTTACTGAAGATCCTGTTATCGTATTTGCTGTTCCAGCACCACCGACTCCACCTGTACTTGGAGAAGCATCTGCACCGACAGCACTAGCTCCACCGCCACCACCAGCAGCATAAAAACCACAATTACCATTACCACCTGTTCCACCGTTATTACCTTGAGGAGGATTTGTAGGAGGTGTATTACCACAACCTTTTACTGCACCACCACTAGATGAACCTCCACCACCTCCAGATCCACCAGGAATATTTGCACATCCGGATCCTTTTCTTCCACCACCTCCACCTGTAGATGTTATTGGGTTTGATGTAAAACCTACAACTGAATTACTTCCTCTAGCACCACCAGCTGCACCTGCACCACCAGCACCAACTGTAATAGGATACGGGGAATTACCACAAACAGAAATACAACTAGCTGTTCTAAAACCTCCACCACCGCCTCCACCACCACCTTCTGGATTATTACCTCCACCACCAGAACCTCCACCTGCAACAACTAGTGTGTCTACTAATCTAGTTCCTGGTTGTGTAGTGATTGTTGTCGATCCTGTAGATGTTGTAGATGTAACTATATTCTTTCCAAAAGAAGTTGTATTAATTACACCAATTATTCCGCCATTAGCTCTGGCCATATGAGTCTCCTATTCGGACACCCAAGCTGAACCATTCCAATCGTAAATTGTTTTTGGATCTGAAGTGTCGTTTGATTTAGTAGCTTCCCAACCTTTAGTGTTGTCAGCCTGATATTTTGTTTCGTTCCATCTAATAAAATAATACCAATTAATTGGATCTTCACCATCATCTAGAATTGTTGGATAAGTTATTGGTGCTTGCCAATCATCATTAGAATCTAATAACCATGAAGCGTGAGGTTGTTGTGCTATGAATTTATCTTTTACAGGATCATAGACCATGCCTATACCTGCATACATTTTTCTAAAATTATTATTGTAAGAAGTTTGTTTCCAAATACCACCGTTAAAAAAATTAATACACCATGTTTCTCCATCTTGATGCATATCATTTTCTCCTAGTGGTCCAGCTGCAGTAGTAACATCGTTACCCACTACAACAACTCTTTCTACAACTTGATGTGAATCTGATGTAAATCCAG